CTTGATGTTGAGACATGGTGGGATTTAGGTCTTAATGACAGCACCGCCATCTGGTTTGTCCAAAAGTATAAGGGTGAAATTAGACTTATTGATTATTATGAAAATGCTGGATATGGCCTAGATCATTACACATCCATTTTAGATCAAAAGAATTATGAATACTCAAAGCACATAGCACCCCATGATATTAAGGTCAGGGAGCTTGGCAATTTTGGCAAGTCAAGATTGGAAAGTGCTTTGGAATTAGGTATTGCCTTTGAAGTTGCGCCAAAACTTTCCATTGAAGATGGGATTGAGGCGGTCAGAAAAGCACTTCCTAATTGCTGGTTCGACAAAAACAAATGTCAGCAGGGTGTTGAATTTTTAAAAGCCTACCAAAAAAGGTGGGATGACAAGAACCAGTGCTTTAGAAACAAACCCATGCACAACTACGCATCGCATTGCGCTGATAGTTTTAGAACAGGGATTACAGGAGAGGGCGCAAAATTAACTGATTGGAAAAAAAGCATTCCAGTCAATACGAATTATATAGTTTAATATGGCAAAAATATCAGATACAGAATTACAATCCGTTATTAGCAATGAGATTACCAATGCTCTAGGGTTTTTGGGCGGCAATCTTTCATCACAAAGAAAAAAATCATTAGAATATTATCTAGGTGAAAAGCTAGGCACAGAAATAGACGGAAGATCACAGGTAGTCTCAACTGACGTTGCGGACACCATTGAAACTATCTTGCCGAACCTACTTAGAATTTTTACAGCAAGTGATAATGTGGTTCGCTGCGAACCGGTTAAGGCGGAAGATGTTGCTTTAGCGGATCAGGCAACGAACTATGTTAATTATATTTTTAACAAGGACAATCCAGGTTTTAGTATTTTATATACTTGGTTCAAGGATGCTCTTTTAGAAAAAAATGGAGTTGTAAAAGTTTTCTGGGATGAGTCGGTTAGGACCGAACAGGAAACTTATAAGAATTTAAGCGAAGAGGATTATCAATTATTATTAAATGATGACAATGTTGAAGTTGTCAGCCAGGAGGAATTTATTGATGAAAAGGCTCAAAAGCAGTTGCAGGAAGTTAAAGAATTGGCGGAAGCTCAAGGGCAGGAAATTGAAACGCCTGTTCCAATGCTACATAACTGCATTATCAAAAGAACTAATGAATTTGGTGGGGTCAAAATAGAAAATGTACCGCCTGAAGAATTTTTAATTTCAAGAAGCTCTAAATCCATTGAGGATGCAAACTTTGTGGCTCACCAGGTGGCAAGAACAAGGTCCGAACTTATTGAAATGGGTTTTGATCCTGAAGTGGTGGACTCTTTGCCGGCAACACAGAATGTATTGCACAGTACGGAAAAGCTTACAAGGTTTGGCGATATAGATGAAAATCCTTTCAAACATTCAACGGACAAATCTACCGAACAAATACAAATTTATGAATGTTATATCAAGCTGGATTACGATGGCGATGGCATAGCGGAACTTAGAAAAGTTTGTGTAGCAGGTGGTTCTGCAAATACAATTCTATCCAATGAAACAGTAGATAATAATCCTTTCTGTTCATTAACGCCTATTCCAATGCCTCACAGATTTTATGGCAGATCAGTTGCGGAACTGGTTGAAGATATTCAACTGGTTAAATCAACTGTTATGAGACAGTTGTTGGATAATATGTATCTAACAAACAATAACAGGGTTGCCATCATGGATGGTATGGTCAACCTGGACGATCTTTTAACATCAAGGCCTGGTGGAGTGGTTAGAACTAAGCAGCCGCCTCAACAAGTTATGATGCCGATGCAATCGCAAACGATTTCACAACAGGCATTTCCATTATTAGAATACCTGGATACAGTTAGGGAAACTAGAACTGGCGTAACTAGATACGCACAAGGTCTGGATGCAGACAGTTTAAATAAAACTGCTACAGGAATTAATACCTTAATGACGCAAACACAAATGCGTATGGAATTAATTGCCAGAATATTTTCTGAAACTGGAGTTAAGGATTTATTTAGAAAAATATTTGAACTGACGGTTAAATATCAGGACAAGGAAAGAATTGTAGAACTGAACAACCAGTTTGTACCGGTTAGACCGACAGAATGGAAGGACAGATATAATATTACAATTATAGTTGGTTTAGGATCAGGTTCAAAAGAACAACAGTTAGTTATTTTAAATAATATTCTGGAAAGACAGGTTCAAGCCTTCAATCTACAGGGTGGACAGGAATATCCAATGGTTTCCTTAAAAAATATTTATAATACTTTATCTAAAATGATAGAGAACGCTGGATTGAAAAATGTAGAAAATTACTTTGTTAATCCTGATGTAGGCAAACAAATGGTACAGCCTAAACCGCCTGCACCGCTAACGCCAATTGAAAAAATAGAATTTACCAGAATTGCAAGTGAAGAAAAACGAAAACTTACAGAGCTGGAACTGGAGAATAAGAAAATTAGAGCTGAAACAGCAGAGGCTATTCTTGGTTTTGAAATTAAAATTAAGGATATGGAACTGAAATACAATACTCAGATTGACATGGCTAAAATGAAAGCGGATGCCGATCTGGATAAATTGGTAACAGGAAATAGAAATAAAACTTTTTTAGCAGCTCAAAAATCATCTAACGCACTAGAACAACAGATTAATAGTTTAAATGAACAAAGACGAACAACAGAGGCTCCAGCAGGAAGTAAGCCAGTCGAACAAGGCTAAACAACTTTTAGACAATCCTTTATTTAAAGAATCGTTAAGCAAACTAAAACATCTTTACAATGAAAGTTTATTAAATACCGGTGCAAAGGAAACTGAAACTAGGGAAAAACTTTGGCTGGCCTATAATATTGTGGGAAAAGTTGAACAGCATATCCAGGAAATACTGGACACAGGAAAACTTGCTAATAAACAATTAGAGGATTTTAGAAACCCTATTAAGGAACAAAAGTTTTAATGGTGCCGACTGTCTGATTCGAACAGACCACCTGCCGATTACAAATCGGCTGCTCTACCAAATGAGCTAAGTCGGCATTTACAATATGTTTACAACAAAATTAAAAAATTCTAAACAAGTAAGTTTAGGATAAGTCAACCTCACAAGAGGAACTTAACTAACAAGGAAAAACAATGTCAGACAATCAAGCCAACCCAACGAAGGGAGCTGAAACTGATTTGCAAAAAGCTGCAAAATCAATTACAGGTTTGTTGAATCCAGTTGCAGAAGAAAAAAAAACTGATACAACAGACATCCCTGAAAAAGAACAAAAACAGGAAGTACAAGAAAAACAGAATTCTCCTGAACCACAAAAAGAGGAATCCTCAACAGAGGAACAACCGGAGGTCCAGGAAATAAAGGAAGAAGAATCGAAAGAGGAAGCTTCCGAAGAAGTATCTCAAGAACAAACAAATGAGATTCCACAAGAACAGGATTCCACCCACAAGGTCAAAGTTGCAGGTCAAGAATTCGATGTCACCTTAGAAGAATTAAAAAATGGTTACTCAAGAGATGCGGACTACAGACGAAAGACTGAAGAACTTTCTTATGAAAAGAAACAATTTATGTCTGAGTCTGAAAAACAAAGGCAAGACTATTCCTCAAAACTTAATGAGTTGAATCAGTTAATGTCCGTTGCCCAGCAACAGCTAAACACAGAAGAAAATTCTGTAGATTTAGAAAAGTTGTATGAAGAAGATCCAACTGAAGCTGCAAGGATTGAACATAGACTAAGACGAAAGCAAGAAAAGCTTAATTCAGCTATGGCTAAAACGCAATCTGAGCAGAATAAACAATTTGAAAGTTTTTTAGACGATCAAAGAAAAAAACTGACATCAAAAATGCCAGAATTTTCTGATCCTGATAAAGCTAGTAAATTAAAATCTTCTATGAAAACTACTTTGACTAATTATGGTTTTAATGACCATGAAATTTCACAAGTATATGACCATAGAATAATTATGTTGGTGAACGATGCCATGAAGTATCGAAGTATGCAAAATTCAAAACCGAATCTAGCAAAAAAGATTACTAAACCTGGCAAAGTTTTTTCATCAGGAGTGAAAAAGGACAAAAACGAACTCAATCTCACTAAGCGAAAGGAAAAGTTAGGTCGTTTAAAAAAGACTGGAAACATCAATGATGCAACCAGTATTTTTTTAGACATGATTAACAACAAACAACAATAACTTAGGAGACAAATAATATGGCACAAGTAAGTGGAACATATAGTACCTATGATGCTGTTGGAGAAAGAGAAGATCTTTCTAATGTAATCTATAATATCAGTCCTACTGATACGCCTTTCATGTCGGCAATCGCTAAAGCGAAAGCGTCTATGACAAACCATGAATGGCAAAAAGATTCATTAGCTGCTGCTTCAGGAACAAATGCAGCAATTGAAGGTAACGAAGTAACTTTCTCTGCACCATCGGCTACAACAAGGCTTGGAAATTATTCTCAGATTTCAACTAAATCTGTAATAGTTACAGGCACAGTAGACGCAGTGAATAAAGCTGGTCGTAACAACGAACTGGCTTACCAAATCTCAAAAGCTTCAAAAGAGATTAAAAGAGATATGGAAACTTCACTTTGCGCTAACAACGCTAAAGTTGCAGGTAACGACACAACTGCAAGAGAACTAGGCGGAATAGAGTCCTGGATTGCTACAAATGACGTTATGTCATCTGCTGGTAGTCCATCTTCACCAACTGGTGATGGATCAGACGCTAGAACGAATGGTACGCAAAGAGCTTTCACAGAAGCACAACTCAAAGCAGCTTTAAAACTGGTTTGGGACGCTGGTGGAGATCCCACTATGGTTATGTGCGGCTCTTTCAATAAGCAGAAACTTTCTGGCTTTACTGGCGGATCTACAAGATTCGATCCAGCAGAGAATAAAAGATTGGTTGCGGCTGTAGAAATTTACGAAAGTGATTTCGGAGCATTAACCGTAGCACCAAACAGATTCTCTCCAGCTAGATCGGTTCACATTATCACACCTGATATGTGGGCTCTTGCTTTCTTGAGAGACTTCCAACTGGAAGATCTTGCAAAAACTGGTGACGCATCAAAACAATTCCTATTAGCGGAATATACGCTTGAAGCTAGAAACGAAGCTGCTTCAGGTGGAGTTTTTGATTTAACAACATCATAATCCATAACAGGATAGGATAAGGCGGAGCAATCCGCCTTGTTCATTTAACAACAACAATTTTGTTTGGTCTTTGAAGTCTTTAAGGCGGAACGAAGCAAATAAAGGAAAAAACAATGAGAACATTAAACGACTATTTTTTAACTGCAAAAATAACTGACATCAGTACAGCAGGTTCAACTTTTGTACCTGTGCCTGATGGCGGAGATGTTATAAAAATTATAACATCTATTAAAAATGCAATATCAACTGCTAACGCAGCTTTGACTTGGGAAATTGGCGGAACAGCTATGACTGGCTCTGCAATTACAGTTACTCAATCTGGTTCTGCGGCAGGCGATGTAGATACATCCGAACCAACAGCTGAACGTAGAGTTGAAGAAGATGGCACTATTGAAATGATTACTAATGGTGGATCATCTACAGCTTGTGAATGTGTAGTGACATTCGTTATTAGAAGATAATTACAAAATAATGGGGAGGCTCTAACCTAGCGGTTTTTCCTCCCCTTAACCAAAGGAAACGATTATGCCAAAAGTGGGAAGAAGAAAATTTTCATATACTAAATCAGGAATGAAAAAAGCTAAATCCTATGCAAAGAAAAAGGGCAAAAAAGTTAAATATAAAAAATAAGGAAAATAAAATGAGTATAAATTATGGTTTAAGACATGGAACAACTCAAACAATATCAGTAGCGGCATCAAGCGCAGCAATCAGCACAGCATTTGGAACTCAAACTGAATATGCAAGAGTGGTTTCTACTACAAACTGTCATATTGTTTTTGCCGGATCACCTACCGCTGCAACCAGCGATGCCTATTTACCAGCAGGTGAAATAGAAATTATTAAAGTTTCTCCTGGTGAAAAAATAGCTGCGATTAGAACAAGTGGCGATGGTACTTTGTATTGTACTGAACTTAGTGCGTAATGGCTAAGCCGCCTAAGTATGGTACTAAAGTTCAATATACAAAAACTTTAAAAGGCACAAGTATTGGCAGAAGACCCATTACCAGCAGCATGAATAAAAACAAACGAAGGCAGATAGGAAAAAAACCATTTTATAGAGGTCAGGGCAGAGTATGAAAAAAAGAAACATTGAAACAGATGGTTTAATTACAGATAACTTTATACCCCATGAAGATAAAGGTGTGGTTCATCAAAGGGTGGTTAATCATAAACCTATCCTAGATCATAATAAAAAACTTTATACTCAAAACGATGGGTATTCGCCTGGCAAAGGTTTAAAAAGGGTGGCATCCATACCGACCATTGTTTTAGAAATCTGGGCCAAAGAATACAACAGGGATCAAAATAATGGCAACTGGTTTGGATTGCCAAAACAGGTTCAAACAAAAATATTAAAGGAAAAATTAAACAGTTCTGATTTTAGATATTTTAGAACAGCACCAGGAAGATTTTAATGGCACTAACATCATATTCAACGCTTAAAACAGCAATAGCCAACTGGCTCAATAGAACGGATTTAACATCTGAAATAGCGGATGATTTTATTACTCTAACGGAGGCGGACTTTAATTCAAAATTAAGAATTAGAAAAATGGTTACACAAACAACGATTACCATTGATAGTGAAACAGAAAGTTTGCCTACAGGATTTTTACAGGTAAGAAATTTTTATATTTTATCAGGTGCCACAAAATATGCTTTAAGATTTACATCTCCATCGCACATGGATCAGTTAAGAGGAACGTCCACATCCGGTACGCCAGAATTATTTACCATCTTGGGAGACACCTTCAGGTTTTCTCCAAAACCAGACACATCCTATACAGGATATTTAAACTATTATAAAAAATTTGATGCCTTGTCGGACAGCAATACATCAAACTGGATATTAACAGACCATCCATCCATTTATCTATATGGTTCATTATACCATGCAGCTAATTTCTTGGGAGGCTTTGATCCAGCGCAAGTTCAGCAATGGCAGCAATTATATATTACAACGCTTGAACGCTTGGAAAGAAACGACAGGGAAGATCAATTCTCTGGTTCACCTTTGCAAGTCCGTTCAGAGGACACAGTGGCATCGCCATTTGGCAGTCGCTACACCAGCACAGCGACCAGCAATAGTTAGGAGATAAATGCAAGTACCTTTTGGAGAATGGCTACCTGACCAGCCAGATCATAATAAGCAGGGAGCTAATGTTGCAAACAATGTTTATTATGCAGCAAACACTTATAAAAGATTTCCATCTTTAGTTAGTTATTCAGGAGCATCCACAACTACTACAGATTCTAAAGGCGCAGGATCATTTAGAGACAATTCTAATACAGTTTATAATTTTGTAGGAACAAGAACAAATTTATATCAGTTAGCTTCTGGAACTTTTACTTCAAGAAAAGCAAGTTTAACTGGAGCTGCTGATGACTTTTGGACATTCACACAATTTGGTGAGTATGTGATAGCCAGTAATGGTGTGGACCAACCTCAATATTATTTAATGGGAACATCTACCAACTTTGCCAATCTTACAGACATTGGAAGTGCAGCTCCCTTATTCAGAGTATCAGGGGTGGTTAGAGACTTTCTGGTTGCAGGAAATATTACTAATGCCACAAACAGAATACAATGGTCTGGCATTAATGATATTACCGAATGGACGGCAGGAATAAGTCAATCCGACAGTCAAGACTTGCCTGGTTCTGGTGGTAGAGTTGTAGCTATCACATCTGGTGAAGTTGGTTATGTGTTTAGACAAAATCAAATAATTCGTATGGATTATGTGGGAGGCAACACAGTATTCCGTTTATCAGTTATATCTCCAAATAGAGGTGCGATGTATGGAAGAACTGTTTGTCAGGATAACAGGCAAATATTCTTTTATGCAGATGATGGTTTTTATCAAATAAATGGAGATCAAATAATTCCTA